TATAAACCTCCCCTTTAACCGCTGCTTCAGTCTCACTTCTAACCCTCTCACCTACAACATCGACCGCTTCTTCAAGATTACCTTTCTTTTGCTCTGTAGCTTGACCCATAAAAGCTTTAAGGCTTTCATCATCAATCAAGCTCATATCCATTTCTTGCCTTACAACATTAGCTTGCAGCACTCTTTCTTTGAACTCTATATCATTCTTTGGCTCAAGTGCATCAAGCATCCTAGCATAACTAGCTTCTCCAGGAAAACTAAAACCTTCTACAGTCCTGCCAAAGGCTTCTAATGCCTCTGGTTCAACCAATGTTTCACGGCTCAGCTCTTGCATAACTGTGCCTTCTTCCGTAGCGACGGGTTCAACAGTTGAATTTGTCTTGTAGTCTTCTAGCTCAGTATACAAGACCTCTCCAAGAACTGTTGGAACTTCTTCAGCAGAAAGAACGCCTGCATCAGCCGCTGCATAAGCTTCTTCACGAAGTTTAGAAACTACAGTCATCATGCTCTCTCGAACATTTTCATCTTCTATATTTCGAGCCATTTCATACAGCTCACTTGAAGTGCGTAAGATTTCTTCTCGAGTCTTACCAATGCTTGTTGGAGTCGCAGCTGCAATTTTAGCAGCTTGTTCATCTTGCTCTGCAGAAGTATATTTCTTTTTGTCTTGTTGTCTGCTAATATACCGTTCGCTTATTACTGAAGGATTAACCATCTCGTTGATTCCAAAGATTAGAGTTGGATCAACTAAGTTAGAAAGTATTTCTTCTTTTGTAAAGGGATTTTCAAACTCTCCAGTTTCAGCATATTTAATACCTGAACTTCCTAGCATTGCCGCAAGGTTAATAGTTGTTTCACCCGCAATACCTGCAAGAGCGCGATCACCCAACGTTTGTGCTATTAGTCGCTCTCCAACTTGTTCTCCAGTTTCGCTAAGTATTTTTTGCGTTGTGCCTCGACCAAGAGCAGATAAAGTTCCACGAGCGCCAAGACTTGCAACACCTCCACCAAAACCAGCAAGACCTGCTGAAAGTGCAGCTTGTCCATACGAGTCAGTTTGTTCTAAAGTGTTTGCTCCTGCTAGTGCAGCAGAACTAGCTAATCCTAAAGGTATTGCTATAGGACCGGCTGCTCCACCCGTGGCAGCAGTAATGCCAAAACCTGCGATTGCAGGGAGGAAGTCTACAACTCCACGTAGAGCTTCCTCCCCGACTTGTCGCCCGGTTGCTTCATCAGCACCGAAAAATTCAAAAAGGTCTGCACCTCTTTCACCCAACCATTCTTCAGCACCACCAGCATTTCTGTCTAAAAACAGGTTAATTTCATCACTGGCTGATTTGACGGTGTTTTCAAACCTATTACCTACACCAGCGTCGAATACATTGGTGCCAGTAAGTTGGTTAGCAAGTTGGGAAAACTCGTTAAGGTTTCCAAAAGCTCCACCGGTTTGTCCGTGGAGTTGTCGGACATCTGAGAATGATAAAGGGTTAATCATGATTAATCTACTCTAGGATTAAATAGGTTAAAAACTGCATCTTTGGTTTCATCACCAGTAAACTGCTCTTTACCTGTAAAAAGATACATTAAAGGGTTAGCGATATAACTATTGAATAAGTCATTTATTCCTGCGAGTGCGCCTAAAAAGACTTCTGGCGTGTCTAACGCGTCTCTAGAAATAGGATTATCTAAAAGCGGTCCAGCATCCTCCATGTAGTCTGCTGCAGGTTGAAATAACTTCTCTCTTGTCACTGGTTTAGGTATTAGAGCTGGTGCAGGCGGAAAAACTTCGCCGACTACAGGAGTCTCCATAGGTTCCATAGGCTCCATGACGTTAAGCACAGGCTCAGGCTCAAGCACAGGCCTAAGTTCACGAGGAGTTTCATAAAAGTCCTTAATTCTGTCTTTTATAGATTCTTGAACCATAAACCTTCTTGCGTCGTTAGCATCCATTGAAGAAGGACTAGACCTATCTTCGGGTGCATAAATATTGTTTTCAAGTTTATCAGTCGAAAATGCCTCCAAAGCACTCATAGGAATACCTGAACCAGTTGGTAGCTCTCTGTTAGGGTCAATTTTAATTAGATTTTCAGAACCACCGTAAGCCATACCACCACCATACTGCTCAGGAATGTTTATAACTGTAAAATCTGGACCCTCTGACGGAGACAAAGGATTACTGTAATAGTTTGTAATTTCTCCGTCTGTGGTTGTGCCATACCTTTCAAGATCCATTTGACGTTGTTCAGCCCTAGCACGCTGCAGTTCTTTTGCTTCTGCAACTGCACTAGCAGCTCTGGCTTGAGGATCTATGTAATTAGGACTTCTGCGGTCATAAGGATTAGCTGCAGGATTATAATTCTTTGCAAGATAATCAAGACCACCAGAACCAAAGTCTGGCTTGATGTTGCTTCGTCTATAACGAGCTTCGTCAGCCTCACCTTGAAGTCTATACATTTCTTGCATAGCGTCCATAAGGAAGTCGTTTCCCAAAGGATTGTTCAAGTCTTTGCCATTTGAACGAATCCTTGAACCTGTAGTGGCCTCATTATAATCACCTCGTGCCTTGCGCCTAGCTTCTCTTGTTTTTCTTTTAGCTCCTCTTTCAGCAGCACGTCTTTGACGATTAGCTTCACTTCTTCCTACTTCTTCAACCAATTTGTTATATTCTTCTTCTGTCATTGTGCTTGTTGTTGTTGAACGATTTCCATAAGCTGTTGTCCGATAGGAGAGTTTCGAAGCGCTTCAAGTTGTTCTGCATTTACAGAACCACTGCTTGGACCAGTCCTATTAGTGTTTAGCATGTTCATCATGTTTGTAAACTGCTGCATTTTCATTTGCTCTTGTGCGATACGAGGATCAACAGCTTTTGGCCTAAACCGACCCTGAACGCCTCGCTGCCTCAAAAGATTTTGAATAATTTCAGTTGGATCAGAGTGATAACCTGCAGTAGATAACAAATTAGAAATATTTCTATCATCTGCAGATAGCACATTTTGAAGCGCAGCTATGTTTTGAAGCATAGGTAAAGGGCTGCTCATTTGTCGCTCCATTGCCTCATTTTTTAGTTTCTGCGCCTTAGCTTGCTCTCTAAGCAGACGCCCTTGTATTCCTCCTGGCATAATATTATTTAAGTTAAATTTATTAGACTTTGATTACAACCTGCCAAACGGCTGGTTACCTAATGTTCGATTTATATTTTGTGTTCCACCATATCCCTGAGTGGTTCTATTTGTAAAATAATTAACTCCTGGTTTAAGTCCTTGAGGAAAACCAAACTGATTGTAACGTTGTTTGTTTCTCTCAGTATAATCAGCTGCTCCAGGATTTAATGTATTTACCAAAGGCCTAACGTTACTCCTTAGATATTGTGAACCTGGGAGGTTCATAAATGCCTTTTGATTCTCAGGCATTTGTTCGTCTGAAAGAGCAAAAGACGGGTAGTTTCCGGTTGTAGCCATGTTTAATATACCTCTTGCTTGAGGATCTTGCTGCAGTTGTCCTGCCCTAACGTTAGGGTTTCTAGACAATCTGCCAGAATTTGTCATTTCGTTTAGGTTGTATTGCCCATAAGCTCGAACTTCATTTTTATCTAAAGGGTTAAAAGTTCTACGAGAGCTTACATACGACCCATCACGTAAGCTTTGTCTTGTAGCTCTTACGGGTCTGTTTGGACGATATGGATTGTATCTACCTGGAGAATTATACAGTGTGGACATAATATTATAGGTTTCTAAGTTTGCTACGTTCTTGTTGAACAATAGTGTTAATTTGATCTCTAAGAGATTTATCAATAAGTCTTAAACCATCTTTAGGAATACCTTGGCGTTGATGGCTGTCTGAACCTTTAGGTTCAAATACACAGCATTCTAACGCTCTGTCAAAATCTTCTTGATCTACGTCTAAATTAAATGTGTTAATAAGTTTTTCCAACATATACTCATGTCCAGCCGTCCATATAGTATCGTAATTAAAAGCCACGTGATTTTTGCAACAAAAACTTTTATCATGCTTTAACCACATCTTAGCTTGGCTCCGAACAAACTCTAGCCTAGTGTCAATAAAGCAGTTCACATAAACTTCGTCTGGTAAATCTTTATAAAGCTTATTAAACTCTTCAAACGTAGAATGAACAGATTCTTTGTTTGCAGGTCGTTTTTTACCATTGTAAAGAATATACGATGCTAGCACGTCTAAAAATCTACGTCTGACTGAGATAATTCCTACTTTGTCAGCCATAGCCAAGTCTAATAAATCTCTTGGTACAAGTTCATGTGTTTTAATAACTCTGTTATTTCCTTCTACAAAAGACTCAGATTCTTTTTCTGAAAGCCTCCAACGAAGCTTAGATTTAAAAGTCTCATATTTTACATTTAGCAGTCCGCATATACCACGAGTTACAAGCGTAGAACCACAGCGCATAAAAGTAGGAACAACGTAATTCATAGTGCTTTTAAAGTGTGTTTAATTAAATTTGCAGAATTAAAACTTAGTGCTGTATTAAAGCCGTTAAAGTTTTTTGTCTGTCCGTCTTTGCACGCAGCTTTCAAACAATCAACTGCGCTGTCAAGCTCAGGATAAGCCCACTCACCTAAGTAAAACTCATCGTCAACAGCATCAAGTTTGTAGTCAATCAAGTAAGAATTTTCGTCATTGCAAAAATCCATATTACCAGAATAACCAGTGGCTACAACTTTTTTACCCATAGCCATCATTTCAATCATGTGCAAACCAAAGCCTTCACTCTTATGAGGGCTAAACAGTATGTCACAATTATCATACAACGAAAGCAAATCATTACGTGTAAGTGAGTCAGTAATCCACTCGCAGTCTAAACTTTCAGCTTGTTTTTTGAAGTACTTTAATAAAGAGCTTTTTGAGTTTGATACCTTAAATTTAACTTTAAAGGCTATAGACTCACTAAGTTTATTTAATGCTTCAAGAGCAAAAAATGGGTTCTTTCTAGATACTCGACTATCGCAATTAAATGCAACTAGAATAACAGGAACGTCATCTGCTGCGTCGGGATTGTATTTATAATCATTTACACAGTGTGGAACCAACTTTACTGGTTTACCAAGCGTTTCAAAGATGGACTTACAATAATTACTAGCAGTCCATATCTCTGAGTAATACGTTGCATGTTCAGCAAAGTCAACCGCAAGCTCTGAACTTTCCCACATCCAGTAAGCAATGTTATTGCCGTCAAGAAACTTAGGAATATGTATTAAGCTGCGAGTAGAACGTGGCAAACCATGAACGTAAAAGTCGTCGTAGTCTTCTGCACTAGATACATTACAAACAGTTTTAATTGCTGCAGCTGTTTGCTTGTAAGCTGTGGAGATTCCACAAACGCCATTAACACCATGCAAATTCAACCTTCTCATTATTGAGGTTTTACTACTTTATACTGTTCTAACAGTTGCTGTGTTTCTTGGTCAAAGCTTGACTCATCTTGAGTCATTTGCTGTTCTGCTTCGTTTAGACTGAGCCGTATGGCTCGTAAGTCAGTGTTCCGAACGCTTCCGTCAAGTCCGGAAGTGTTATATAAATCTTCGTCCGTCTCCATAAATCATACTTCCATCTAACTGTATCATCTGCAATTAATTTTTCTTCACCCATTATATCAAGATATTCTGTTGCAGTAGGAGAACTACCTCTCCAAGAATATGTGGTTATAGGCAATTCGCTAACATCGTAACCGCCAAAACCTCCTGATCCTATGGTGATTAAATTCAACTTTCTTAAAACAATTTCACCATCGTCACAAATAATATTAGGAACATCAATTCTAAAATCTCCATCAATATAAGATAAGTCTACAGTCTTAAATTGAAAGATTTCATCTGGTCCTTGTGCTGTTTCATGATAAGTAACTTCAAATCGTGCAGGCACTTTTAACTGTTGATCGCCTGATTTATTAGGCGAAACAGTGTTTAGATCAGAAACAACTTTAAAAGGAACAAGAGGGTCTAAATAAGCATTAAAGTAAAAATCAACATTATGATACTCATAAAATGTTTCAGTTAAAATAGAGCTATCAATCGTTTTTCTGATTCTTGTCCAAACGTTATCACTTGATTGAACAACACTTTCAGTGCGTCGAGCGATAGACATATCTGCTGTTGTAGCAGGTTCTGCCAAAAAGATTGCTCGTTCTACAGTAACCCTTCTTCCAGTAATAGGCTCTTCTTCAAAGCTTGTAAATGTTCCGATAGGTTCAGAGTCACTAACATAGTTTTCAGCTCTAACAACTGTGCGAAGCATCTTAGCATCGTCTAGTTGCTGATCAACAACCTCAATAATATTACTTCCAGTTTCGACAGGAGTTCCAACGGCAATAACTTGTGCTGTTGAATTAGAAGTCCCACCAAACAAGTTGTCGTCTGTATGCTTTGTTAAGGTTCTTGGTCGCCAACTATCAACACGATTAACAACACTAACAGCGTTAGTCTCATTAACTTGATTAAGTTTTTCACTAAGTAATGTCAAATCTTGATTACTTAGTTCATCTTGTGTTGTTGAACTTGTAAGATCGACATAAGACTCTGTAGTTGTGACAGTTTCACCACCTAGACGGTCAAGCCCTTTTAGCTCTGCGTGAGAAAGCGTTCCAGTATCTGAGGGATCAAATTTTGTAACCTGTTCTCTTGATTTGTTAATATTACCACCATTGACAACGCGTTTTTCTAACTCACCAAAAACAGGTGTATCAGGTTGATGCCCGTGTGCTACTTCTTGGTCAGTAGTAACTAAAGTCTTGCCTGTGGTCTCTGCACTTTTAACTCTTTGTGCTTCAATCTTTGGTCCTTTAATAGAACCAACAGGGTTATTTATATCAGTTTCAGCCATTACCTTTTATATGGTGCTCTACCTGCTTCAATCAAGTAATTATCTTCTTCTACAAGACTTGCAAGTGCGTCATCTCTAGCCCGTTCTGGCACATCAACATTGCCTTCTTGTCTATTTACAAATTGTTTGACTAACAAGTTTGCTTCAACAATGCCACCATAAATCAGAAAATCAGATCCTTGATCTGTGAAGAAATCTTCATCTGAATCATTAGCATAATCGTCAAATCGTCTGTATCCATCTACAACAAAAGTTGTAGTTTCACTAGGTGTAGGCACAAAGGTTACAGTCTCGCCTTGTATATAAGCGTTATAACTTGTTCCTCTAAAAGGAGCAACTAAGCTTTCTCTGTAAATTGCACCATCGTTAAGATACCTAAAAGCACTACTAATGCCTTGCGCAGTGTTTCTTTCACTTGCTGCAATAGCACCGTGGCGCATACTGTGTTGCCTAACAACCAGCAAGTCTTCACCATATTGCAGGTAAAAACTTTCTGGCTGCTTCAGCGTAACACTGGAATCGTCACTGATTAAACTAAGGTTTCTCCAGTTACCGACTCCATCCGTAAGAGTGCCATAAGCTCGAACCTCTTCACAATTCCAGTCATGCATTCTTGTAGCAAACCTACGTGCATTATTGCACGCGATTAACAACAAGTCAACACCACCTGTAATAAGTTGACTTTGATCAACTTGCAGATAAGCAGCAATCGTAGTTTTAATTTGTCCGATGTTCATAGCTTATAGCACTAAACGGTTTCAATGGTTGAATTACTTGGCGTGACCGCGCAAACCAAGCTTTCCAAATGCCCCATGTTTTACTGTGTGGCGTTTGGTTGTATTTGTTCCAGTAGCAAAACGCTCGCGCGCTTCGGTGCTAAGCATAGCTGTATCTTTTACATCTACTGCTGAACTTGCGGTTACTTCATCGTTTACTCCGACTCGATGTCTTTTCATTTATAATGTCCTTTATTTGGGTTAATGTGCACGGCCGTTGACCACGCCACGGAAAGTTCCTGTAAAAGTTCCAGGCGCATTATGCGTCCCGTCTTGTAGCAGGAGGATTGATTTGTCAAAAGACGCAACACCAAGCACAATAGTGCTATTGTCATCTTCTGTAAGTGTGCTACTGCCTTCGAAACTCTTAAATCCGAGGGCAGAAGCAGGAATTGTATCTGTTTCGTCACCTTGACCAGCAAGCTCAATAGTCACATCACGAGACATAACAAGTTTGTCTTGCGTAGTGTAATATGATTTGTGAAAGGTAACGTCGCTTTTTTCTAAATCTGCCATAGTAATAAGAGGGAGGAGGGATTAACCTCACTCCCTCATTAAGGGTTAGAGAGTGATTGATCCAAGGCGATCCAAGAACATGTGGTTCTCTGGATAGTGCAACTCAAGACCTGCTTCAGTAAGCCACTCATCCTTACGACCATCATAGTCGCGAGGCTGACGATTCTTAAGCAATGTCGTATCTGAATCTTGGAACGGTGTATATTTAAGCTCTCCCATATCAAGAATAAACGCAGACGAGTTGTGAACGTCGGTTTGTGCAAGAAGTGGGTGTGATTTGAAGTGAAGCACACCATGAGCAGTTTCCCAAGATGTAACTTTCATACCAAAGGTATCTTCTTTAGAGTGAAGGTCAATGGTTTTAAGTGATGCATTTTTAGCATACTTGTTAAACTCAGACAAGAAACGCTGACCGCAAAGAGCAATCTTTTCATAAGATTCATCGTTCGTATAACGGAACGCGTTCTGAATGATACGATCTTCAAACTCTTCACCAGTAATGTCAGCATTTGCAAAATCAAGAATACGCTTGTCATCCGAAGAATCCCATGCGTCGCCTGAAATATCAGAGCCATTAGGACGGTAATCAAATTGACCACCATTAGAGGTATTACCCTTTTCGTATTGCTCAAGGAACCAACGAATGCCACCAAGAGTTCGACGAACCGTAGTGTCACCATCATCGGTAGTTGCAGCATAAGAAGAACGACGACCAAAAAGGAAGGCGTATTCAAGCAGCTTCATGTGCTTCAAGGAATTGATCTTAGCTGTGGACTTGTAAGTGCCAGAGCTATCAAACTTGAGGCCCATCTTCAACGCATTACGCGTGAAGTTGAACGAATGACGAAAGATCTGGGTGTAGTTATACACTTCGATCGGCAATGTGCGGAAACCCGTCTTAGAGCGATCACCCTCAGCAGCTGCTGAAGATACAATGATCACATCCATAGCGTTAGCAGCGGTGGTGTTAAGCACGTTTGCTACCGTCTCAATCAAGAGAACGTCGACTGAGTTTTCCGTGGGGTAGACAGCAGTAATAACGCCTTGGAAAGTCTTCTCGGAAGAAGATGTTCCAGGAATGTTACGAAACTCAAGAACATCACGTTCTTGAATTAGGGAAACATCGTTAAGAAACACGCGAAAAGCTGCGTTTCCTGCGAGTCCCCAGCCTGCTGCTGTCAAGTCAGTTCCAGCTGCGCCATTAGAACCGGAAGTATCGGTAAATGGTCCAGCGGAATTAGCTTGAGCTGTTTTAGCTTGGAAAGTTGGAAAACGTTCTTCGTTCCAACCCCAAGAGGGTTTATCTGTTTCACCGTCGCCATCATCCATCATGGACAGCAAACCCATAAGAGGTGCCGCGCCGTTAGGATACTGGTAAAACACCTTACGTCGGATATCAAGAGACTGAACGCCTGTCAAATCCGAAGATGACTGTAAGCCTAGTATTGACATATTGTATTATTATTTTGTTTTTTGGTTAAAGGGCAGCTCAGGAGAAAATGTCCAATCCAGTAGGAACTTTCGATCTACCACCTTGGGCACCTTGCTGTCCTCCTCCAGCTCCGCCACCAAGCGAAGCCATTGAAGGCATGCTGCCCTGCTGTCCATTGTTGTTGTTGTTTTGAGCACCGGATTGCAAACTGAACTGTGGGTTAACAGAACGAATTAGCGATTCGGTTTGGCCAGCAACGATCTGAGCTGCTTCAGCACCACTGTTTGCGGTATAACCACTTTGACGTAGTTGCTCAAGCACCTTTCTCATTGTTTGCTCGTGGCCTTTTAGTGCAGGATACATACTTGTTACACCAGAGTAAAATTCATTATCTCTAGCTTCACGAGCCATATCTAGCGCGGGCGAAATTTGTGTATTAAGTTTAGAATACATATGCTGAAGCGCATAGTTTCCAACTGCTGTGGAGTTTTTAATAATTGAGTCCGCAAAGTTTTGCAGAGCTTTAATTTGGCTATCAGAAACTTCTGAACCAAAAATTGACTCAGCAAGCTCAGAATCAACGCGAACAGTATGCAGCATCTCATCAATTTGCTCTTGCGTTATTTGCGGAGTTTCAGGTTGCTGAGTAGCTTGTTGCTGCTGCTGCATATACTGCATCATCTCTGACATAGGCACCATTGTCTCTTGTGGAGCCTCTTCAGTTTCAGACACTTCTTCATAATCTGCCTCTTCTTCTTCTGCTTCAACTGGCATACCACTTTCGTAGTCTACAGTCTCATCAAAAGATTCGAGATCACCGTGTCCAGTGCTGTAATCTCCAGCTTCTTCGTATTCATTGAACACGCCATTTATTGGTAGTTTATACATTATTCTTTTCGGTTTGGGCTAGTTGTGCTAGTTCGTTTTGTTTGGTTTCGAACCAGTATTTATCTATTCTGACTTGGGAAAGTGATCCAGCAGCTTGCTCTCTAACAATTAAAGCAGCAATGCCATCAGGTTGAGCACTTGTTACCATGTCAATTAACATATCTTCAGCTTGTTGGCATTCCTCTTGGAACAGCTTGTAAAGTAGGCTGTCCTTGAAGTTGTCCAACTCCTGCCGAACTTGGGAGAGTTTGACCTGGTCCCATTGGATTTTGTCCATTTAAGATTTGAGGTTGAGGTTGGTTTTGAAAACGATCTACATTTTCGATCCCGCGCAACCTTAAAATCTCTTTTATAAGTGCGCCAAGATCGACATTGAGCATTGCCATTACTTCTGGCGTTCCCATCATAGCAGAAACAAGTTCTTGCAGCGATTGTGCAATAAAACCTTTTTCGCTTTGAAGTGTAGCATCGTGAACAAAATGATCTTTTAAGCCAATGAGTTGGCTTGGGTCTGTTGGTTTGAAAGCTTGAAACCTTTCTTCAGTATTTTCACCAATAATCTTTTGCCAACCTGGATAAGTAATACCTTGTCTGTGATTCGACAACAGCTTTTGTCCGAGCGGTGTAAAGGCGCAGTCCCACAAAATCTTAGCTGTAACTTTCATACGTGCAGCGGAACCGGAGTTAACGGCGCGAGCTTCAGTAGCAGACCTACGGCCACCATGAAACTGACCCATCGCGTTCTCGTTAACCCCAGTCACCACTTGCATGACTTTCATAAGAACTTCAGCGTCATTAAAATTGCCAGCAGTATAATCATTAAACTGCAACTGTTTAGCAAAACGATCAACGCCCATCTTAGGAGCACCTTTCTTAGTAAGAATCCAAGGTGATCGGCTTTCAAGACTTGCCATATCAATCATACCTGGATCAACAATCATGTTGTTTTCCAAACCTTTCTTATTTGCCATAAGCCTAGCGTTAATAAGAAAGCTAATAACCTCTTGAATAGGATCAATAGAATCTGCAAGCGATTGTCCAATATGCTGGTGCATATCAGGCGAAATAAGTCCAACGTCGTAAGTATACTCATCGTGCATATAGCCAATAGGCTCAGCACGTATTATTCTATCGTCGTTAGCAACTTGGACAACGTATTTAACAAGTCTGTCAGTATCGCTGAAACCGTAAGACTTTGGATTGATCTCTAATTGACATTCAGTAACACATACAACTTGATCTTCTTTTGTTTTAACTCTAGATTCACTAATTGTATAATTATGAAAAGCTGACAACCTAGTGTAATTACGGTGCCTTTCATAATCTTGTTTAGTCATAGGCTCAATAAACTCAACTCCTGCTACCCTTCCTGCAGCTTCGTGTTTTTTAAGATAATTAATGTGCCACTCTGTTTCATCAGCTACAAAAGAGCCTTTGTGCCATTCACTCAGAGGAAATCTTGTATCAGGAAAAAAGTTATATGGCGAGATGTTAGTGAACTTATTGCCTTGGAACTTCAAGTATTCTTGTTCAGTTTCAACACTTTCGTTAGATACTTCAATATCACCTAACTGTGCGACTGCACCTGGAATTGTAGCAGGAGCAAACTGATTTTCTGTTTCATACCAGCTTTTAAAGATTCCAATCGAGAAGCGACCGACATTAGTTAAAAACTGATAAACCTGCTGGCTACCGTAGTTAGACCGCATATCTGCTTCTAACAGCTTTTCACCGTCGCTTGACTTATCACCTTTGTCTTCACTGCCAGTTCCAATTAACTCAAAGAACCTTTTGTTTTGGTAGAACAACAAAAAGATAAAGGCCACAAATGTTTGAATCTGTGCAAACGACATAGGAACGACCATTTTTTCAGGCTCATTATGATCGCTGGCGTCAATATCTTCTTCATCTGGAGCACGCAAGCCACAATACACATCGTTGTTTTTATCCCAACGTTCGTAATTTTTTGACATTTCTGATCTGGACTCTTTGACCAGTTGAACAACTTTGTTCTTTAGTCTGACCAGATCATCATCTTGCTCTTCAGCAGCTAGTCTTTTCTTTAATTCTTCTTCCATGACGCTTTCAACGATTGAAGATGTTAAACTCGATATCTATTTGAGGTTTGTTGTTTAGGCAGGCTAGGTGTTCCCATAGTCGGTAAGCCAAAAGAACCTGACAGAATGTTTTTAGTTGAGCTTAAATTGATAGGATTGACTGTAACTTTATAACCACCAGGCTCAACATATTTCATACCAGAAAGCACTGCTCGATAAAGGTTCTCCATCATGTGGTCGTCTTTGTCTACTGGTTTTTCAGTATTAGGTTTCCATACGTAACGATCAATTTCAAAAAGGAATGTATCGCATCCTTCATGCACATAAAAAGTAGGACGATCTGCTTCGTCACGGTCTCTTAATTTTTTGCGAGTTGCTTGTATGCCGTAAGCAAGATCTTTTACTGCTGGCACAATGTTAAGCCCTTGCTCGTAAAATACATCTGCCATGCAGGTTCCATCAATTGGATTCTCATTCCAAGCAATAGGGTCACAAATAAAATCTTCCACAACGTAACCATCTACGACTGCTTTAATGTGTTCACAGATATCTGAAATTAAGCCAGGACGAAAAAGTTCTTGGTATTGAAAAGTGTATCCTTCTGGCGAAGTTGCAAAAAATGACACAGCATGTGGTGTCTTAGGATGCGGGTCAATAAAAACTCTAATTGTGTAATTGCGAGGCGGAGTAATAACGTCTTCCCAACCTTTAGGGCAGTCCCTGTAAACATGTAGATCTTGAGAAAACTCTTTGTAAACAACACCAGCTAAAGCAGCAGGAATACCAGAAATACGACACTCTCTTTCGTCAGCTGATATGTCTGCTTCAAAAGCTTGTAGCGCTTCTTTACTAATGTGCGGATTATCGTATGAACTGCCGGTTAGAACGTATTTAGTTAAATTTTCTTCTTCTACGTTTTTGTAACCTTCGTCAAAGGTAGAACGTGTAAGAGAGCGTGGAATAAAGTAATCGTTAATCCATGCCTCGGTAATTGGCGTGCAAGTAAACCAAGCGGAGCCTGCACGATCAACTAGACCACGAGATACGGCAACCCACATTTCTCTAGGACAAGGCTCATCAACGTGAATCCAGTCCCAGTTAGATGATTCCAAGCCCATCTTGTTTTGCATGAAAGATCTCACTGTTTCCAGATGAATTGTTGAATGTCCACCGTGCACACTTTTAATAACTATTTCTGCGATACCTGTTCCAGAACGTCCTTTTTTGCAAGACACTATTGCATCTTTTGGAAGAAAGTGAAAGAGTTTACCTCTTGATTTTCCAGGTTCAGTGTTTGTAAAAATTTCATGTGCTTTATCCCAATCTTGCACAATAATACAACCTTTAGTAGAATGCTTAGGAATACCTTCGTATCTTGCTGGATCGTCTTTAGCATACCAAGGACGCTCTCCTAATGCATACGCACAATCTTCTGCTGCACCACAGTCAGACTTGCCAAAACGGTTGCCTGTTCTAAGATAACGTCTTTTATATTTTGCAGCACGATGGAAAGTGTCTTGTTTGGGATGAGGAGTATAAAACGCCAATCCGTTCTCCTCACGCAGTTGTTTTCTGCGTCGGAGCAACTCTAGCTTTTGTCGTCTTTTGACGATTTCAAGCTGCTGTGCGTTATCACTCATCTTCTGTTTTCTGTAGTTCTTCTAGTTGCTCACGTAAATTTCTAATATCTGATTGTGTGTTTCTGTCACGCATATCTTCCATTTCGCGCAGGTGATTATCTCTAAGCTCAGATATTATAATAGAATGCTCGTCAGCTTGTTTGTTCTTTTGTTCAATTAAACTTGTGATTGTCCAGCCTAATCCAGCTGTTGTTACAATAATAGAAATACTTAAAGTTAAAACCTTAATAATCGAATCAGTCCTAACAAAACCAGGTTGAGGTTGTTGTTGAGAGTGTTTAGTTTGCTCGCTAACAGAAGCTGCAATACCGTCAAGAACTGTGCCTTGTCGTGTCTGCTCTGTTTTAATGTCTGCAACGCTTCTATCAAGATTGTTTATTCGTGTTTCACTGGTGGATACGCGACGCTCTAAGTCTGTTTTAGCAAGCTCTTCGCTCATATTAGTCAGATAAAATTACGCTTAGACCTAATTTAATTGATTCAACTAGCAAAGAAGCATAGCCTTTATGACCCAGATCAGCAACTTTAGCAGCGCTTTGTAAGTGATCACCAAAAAATGGTTCTAACAATACTGAAGGACATTTAGCTTTTACCATAGAGTAATAACCGTTTTCTCCCGAGATCAAAGCTGGAATACTTTCTTTGCCTTCTTCTATGTTATAATTACGAAGTCCAAACGCATTAGCAAAAGGCACTGACATTGCATCTGCAACACGACGAGAAATTTTACTTTGTTGATAATACATTACCATAGAGTAGGCACCGCCACCTCCGTTAAAATGTCCATCAATAGCAAACGTAGGATTGAACTCATCAATCTCTTTGTAAACACGATTAATTTCTTCCGTATAGCCACCGCCATACGTTCGATTAAACTTTTTAAACTCTACGTTATCAAGCCCACGGTCAATAACAATGTCAAACACTTTGTTATAGAATGTAAACTCTGACTCTCTTAGGCTTGGATCTTTGATCCAAGCACCAGGTTGTTTTTCGTTATGTCCAGTTAGAAGTGCAATGCGACCATAAAGCTTTGGCGTATCTGGTTCAGGGTCTACAATATCAGGAATTGTGTCATCATCTGTTACAATATCTGATATAGACTTAATCAGCTTTGACTGATAGTGTCGCGCAGTAAAGGCTTCTTTAAGAAGGGCATGTTTACTTTCTTTGTTCATTTAGTAGCAACTCTAGTAAAAGCAGCTTGGGAGTAAAATTTTTGTCCTCTACCTTTCAAGCGACCTTCTTCAAATTTATACGTTTGGTCTTGAATCAATGTCACTGAAGACGGATCGTATAATGCTGAGTTGTTCAACAATACGGCGTTTTCTTTGTTTGAGTTTCTCGATGCGCAGGATGTCAGACTCACTAGCGTTGATACTGCAATCAAAAATCTCATCTTCTATTTTGTCTAAGTCTTTGTTAAGTTGACGAGAGACTGCTAGAGGCGCCAAGTAGCGCATGAACATCGTTGCAGCTTTAAGGCTCGTTTCAATGACCCCTAGCAGTCTCATTATGCGTCAACGCGTTGACATTTTGTTAAGCTCCTTGGGAAGAACCTCTTGCACCAGAGTCAGCAATACCTTGGCCAATAATGTAGCCAGTGATAATAGTGGCAGTCCACTGAACAACGTCAGCAGGCAGACCAAGTTCTTCTCCAAGCGTAACAAGGACAGTGCCAACTACGGCTGCCCACAGCTTTCGGGATTTTAGTTTATTTAGCATTTTTATTATTTGTTAAACTTTACAATGACCATTGTTATTTCTTTTTCTTAGGTCACTTCTTCTTTTTGACCATTTTCTTTTTAACTGTCGTTTTCTTTTTGGGTGGTCGACCCTTTTTACTTCCGTATGTTCCTTTACCGTATGGCATAGTTATTTCTTTCTTTTTAACGATTTAACTCTTCTAGGTTTTCCAGCAGGTTGACCTAGACGTTTCTTTTGACTTATTCTGCTACGTTTTTCAGCAGCAGTCATTTCCTTTATTGTCTTTGGAGTTTTAGAGGAAACTCTTTTCTTGGGACGACAGTATGGAGTCCCACGCTTCTCGCCTTTCTTGCGACCACAAGCTTTACCAGTTCTAACATCAGTCCATTCTTCTTTGAACCAACGTTTAAGTGCTGCACCTTCTTTACTTTTTCTTGGCTTTGGCACGACCAGTTCCCCAGTTTTTAGCTCCTACTTTACGACACTTTGCAATTGCTCCACTGGCGTAAGCTGATGGAAAGACTTTATATCGTCCTTTAACCTTGCTATAACAAGCGTCTTTTTTCTTAGCCGTTTTGCGTTTAGTTGCCATTACCACTTAACTTTGTCGGCCCAATAAGCTGCACTCATTTTGCCTTTTTTAATGTTTCTTCCGTGTCGTGCTTTGAAACTTTTACGTTTCATAGTCATTTTTCGAGATTCTCCGGATTTTGGTTTGCCTGCAGTTTTAGCTCCTTGTTGACCAAATCTAATAGTCTTTATTTTGTCGCCTTCTTTTGCAACAACAACGTGACTTTTCTTTGGATGATTAGGTGTCCGCTTTGGCTTATTAAAACCTGAAACACCTGCTCTAGCTAATCTAGGGTCCTTTTTACTTGGCATTGTATTGTGGGTTATAATTTAATTATTCAAGCTCTAACTGCTTAATCTCACGGTTAATAATATCAAGCTCTTGTTGTGGGTCATCAGAAACTTTTTCAGCTTCTTTTGGTTTATTTGCAAAATGTAAATCTAACAACTTTGCCGCAGAAAATCTTTGTGTTGACTCTGAACCCTCTTCCATTAAAGTTTCAAGTTTTAGCACAGCTGAAGTAGCTGCACCTTCGACCATCTTAGTAACATCGTTATCAAAGTGTTCTGCTGCAAGTCGAGCGCACAAATCCTCAAACCAAGGTTGCCGCTTAATTAATCTAATTGTATCAGGATGCTTTCCAAATTCTTCAGCAAGTTCTGCTGTAGGTTTGCCTTGCAGACTTAAATAAGCCAAAGTGCGGTGCCAGGGTTTTTCGTTTTTAATTTCAGGTGGAAGTGCTTTGCCGTCCTGTCGTTTTAAGGGCACGACGGAAGTTCCTGCTCGTGTCGAATTATCGTCACGAACAATACGCGGCTGAGGAGCTATCTCTAGCTCTCCTAGCAGTGCATCTGCAAATGAATCAGGTTGTCCCATGTTTTACAAGCTTAGAATCTACTTCAGACTCATTAAACTTTCTAACCTTTGCAACAGGTCTATTTATGCGACGTTTTTCAGTCATGTAGCAACCTACTATATGTATAGCAAATAGCAACGCGTATTTTATTTTTTACGCATCGTTTAGGACTTTTTTATACCTGGCACATTGCTTTAATTTTTCCACATTACTATCTGTCTGACCAATTCAACACATGAATGCGTTTAAGTCTATTACAAGCAAGGCGCAACTCTCGTTCGATTCTAAGTTTCTCACTCGCGTGTGGATGTTTTATGTTTAAGGTTTAGAAACGTTTTGTTGTCGAAGGAACCGAGGGTGATAATAATAGGGCCAGCAGGCGTCGAGGGGAAGGGAACCCCCCTGATAGTGAGACTCAGTATCAATAAGAAAGAATCTCGGAAAATAGGGCGATTTGAGCAAAAAGTGCTTGAGAATCAGATTAGATGTGGTATATTGTCTGACAAGAAAAAACAGAAATAAGGCCAGAAAGGTTTTGGCAAGCCATAGCAAAGGAAAGACTTTGTGACAAGGTAGAGTAAACGCTCTAAAGTGTAGATCTTTTACATATCCAAGATAAAAACCTAGTAAGGTCAATTTGTGCTTTGTTAGCTGGTGTTGATTATCCAGCAGAATAAATACTAAACAAAAGTAAATATTATGGCAAAGTTAATTGAAAGCAAAGTAGTGTCCGCTGGTAGCAAGTCTAATGCAGACGGTGATACCATCGCAAGCTGGCCTGATACCAAGCTCACGATTGAAGCTCACGTTGATACATGGAGTGATGAGCAGAAAGATAAGTTCATCGCATCCGTTCTCAACACGGTATTGCAACACGGTCCATCTACCGCTTGCCGATACAATCACGATCAATTCGAGATCGACGCAGAAGTTGCAGGTGGTAAGATTGTAGAATATGAGGCAGGCGATAGCGAGACAATGCGTAGCGTTACAATCGTGCTTGACCCTGACAAGGTCAAAGGCAAGCGGAACGGTTTGACTAAGGCGCAACAGCAAAAGCTGGAGTCTTTGAAAACCTATCATACCGCAATGTATGGCGCGGAGCCTACCGAAGACGAAATCGCCAAGATGGTGGAAATTGTCAAAAAGTAGAAACTACATGGCGTGGAGGTGAAATATCCTCCCGCCAGCTAACAGAGCATAAGTTGAAGGTTCAAAACTTACAAAGTCGGTGCGTATGTCGTCGGTCATAGTAGAAATGAGCAATGGCAGATTGATAGATTTACATTGCTCATGGAGCTAGAGGTGCGAATATGTTTCTTCCTCCCTAACTTCATTTCTTCTGGACTTGGTGTTATTGTAATAGTGTAATATATATATATAAGAGTATATATATAAGTAGTAAACAAACAAAGATACTACACGTTAGAAGCAAGCCAAACCTTAAACACAAATCAGTCTATCAATCATTCAGCGATAGCAGATTTATTACCGACCGACCGCATACCGACTGACTCAATGTCAAATCAATCATGGCAAACCCAATAACAGTAACCAACATAAGCGGAAACTCCATTGTATTCAAAGAGATATACAAAGACAATGAATTTACATTGGAGTTTGGAGAAACCCTAGAGTGTGAATCAGTTAAACTTGTATTCCAAGACTCTAGAGTTCAACTACAAATAACTTCCAAGTTAAATAAAGTTTTTGTCGCAACAAGAACAAAACCCTTGGGAGTAACCTTCACAGCATAACCAATGCCCACTAGACAAATTCAACTATTGAATGCGTTTAGTGGGCTTTTGTGTATGAGAAAGTAACTGAAAATACATTGAATGATTGCTAAATATATCTTGATCTTTTAGGATTATATGGTATATTATAGCGTATGAATGAATTACCCGAAACCTATGTAAAGTCTGCCTTGTATGGAAAATTCTACTTCTTGAATGATTCTATACTTATGTCTTGTCCTATCAAGGCAGATGGCAAGCCAGACGTTGAGTCTATTACTCCTGTAGATATGTCCGCTTTAGACGATGATGATGAGTATGACAACGTCTGGAACATTAGTATTACATTAGAAGAAATAGCAGAGTAATGAAACTTATAACTATCGCAGCATTACGACGTGAATCTTTTACAATAATGACATTTACATTCGACGGTTTCTCTTTGACTGAAAAGGTGAACTGCTATTACACAAAAGAAGAAATAGAAGAACGAGGAATTTTGACCACTACAGTGTTAGGGTTAAATTAAACAACAAATAAAATGAAAAGAGTATTAAGAATATTAATGGAGCGCGACGATATAACGCGTGAAGAAGCAATGGAACAGATTGATAATTTCGAACGTGACTTAGAAGAGACTATAATGACTGGCGACCTTAACGAGTGCGAGGAGCTTTTGTCTTTACACTTTGGTCTTGAACCTGACTATCTGATTGACTTTCTCCTATGAAAATTGTAACACTCGCAGAATACGTCGAAGCTAGAGGTGGTATTCCATCTCTAGCTTACGGCAGATGGAAGCCTTGGTCCAAAGGAGGATTCTTTAGACTTACCAGCAACAAAGACCAAAAACACGTTTTACCTCGTATATGGGATGAACAACGTGGCTTAGCTTGGGTCGAAGATTTGTTTGGCAATCATGTCTTAGTTCGAGTAGAAAACCTAAAGAAAGACAAGCCTTCTGGCAGCTTAAAGACTGCACTAGAACAAGTAGAACGTAAACTAAACATTAAAACAGATAAGAAAGAAAAAGCTTCTGCTGTATCTGCAAACGCTAAACTCATACAAGAGTATGAAGAATTATTAAACGCATGAAATATTTAATAGAAGTCAAAGGTCGTGACTTTAACGTTACCGCAGACATTGAGGTCGTGGAACGTTACAAAGCACGAGGACAGCTCGCTGGAGAAAAAGTTATTACATACGATTATCTCGACGGATATGACATTGAAGCTTTGCAGGTTCACTCTATAGAGTGGTCTAACGCAAATACAATAACGGAAGAAGTTACTTACTCTAAGTATCCTCGACTCTACGATGAAATTATTGCACGTCTCGAAGAACAAATTGAAAGCCAAATTAGCATTTGAACAATGACAAAGTTTATAACTTCAGTCGTAATCATTACAACCTTGGCAGCTATTGGCTGCACTTCTCCTACAACTAACAGTAAACTGCTTGAACTGTTCACCGTGCCAATATCAAATTCGTCTATCGTAACAGAAGCAAGGAAATGGGACAGCAAGCACTACAAAAAAGGCCAGTCTTTACAATGTGCTAACTGGGTAGGTCGAGTTGTGATAGATGCAGGTGGAACTCCTCCACCGCGACATGCTATGGCTAGAAGCTGGTTAAAATGGGGCAGCCCTGTATCAAAATCAGCAATCCAACCGGGTGATATTGTAATCACTTGGAGAGGCAGTAGGTCAGGCAAGTCCGGACATATACTTATTTACATTGGCGATGGTCAATGTATCCATCGTCCCACCTACAGCAGAGCAGTCTGCAAAACCTATCTATCAAACTACAGCCCAAGAATATTAGGCATAAGAAGATAAACTATGAACCCGTTCCGCTCCACATGTCATAACTGCAACTGCATTATACCTTACAAACGTGCAATATTAAACTACACAACTTGTCTTTCATGCTCCGACCAATTTACTAAACGACGTTGGATGTATGACACCTACGACGAACACGATTGCGTAACTTCCCATCTTACATATGAAACAAATAAAACCAACATTCAACTCTACGAAGAAACTGACTCACCATATTCAGAAAGTAATGAGTCACTATGACTTACGTGCATTCAAACTGTGTGTGGCTATGGTGCTTCTAAACGATAAACCTCTAACAGTCTCTACCCTAGCCAAGCTACTTGGTTGCTCCAATGCAAACATAACAGGCTTGCGCAAAACTCTAGAGGCGCGCGGTCTTATTATATCGGAGCGTCCTGCGACAGATAATCGTAAAGTTTATCTATCTCTAACCAGCAAAGGAGAACAATTCTTAAAACACTACTATGGAAGTGACATCATCTCAAATACTGAGCAACAGCCTTCCGCCGCTGCCACCGTTCTGGAAAAGACTAACAATCAAGTTTGACTTTCCTCCAGGCAAATCACCTAACAACTTCGATGAACTCTTAAAACAGTTCATCACTAACCTTCAAGAAGAAGGTATAACTACAACAATAACACACAACCCATTAACTATTACATTACTAAGATGAAATTGAAAATTAACTCTATTTACCTGCACGAAACCTATGGCGAAGAAACGCTTAGCGGAAGTGTTTCCCTTCGCTCACTAGATGACTCAGTCAAGCAAGAGATTAAATTGACGCGTTCAACCATTGAATCCCTGCTAGATGTTATCGAACCCTTGGTAAACAAGACGATTGAGTCAACTTATGGAGAAGCCAGTAGTGTTGAGTTCCAAAGCAATCTACGACTTGGTATGAAAGACGCAGATGCAGAGGTTATTAATTCATATTAAAATACATTAAAAAATAAGAAATTATATCTTGACTTTCTTGATTTATACGCTATAGTATAAGTGGCGACAACAACTGCAATACTCAATGACTTCTACTTTACGTTCGAAAGATTTATCAGAACACGCATCTATCGGTTTGACTCTGACGGATAGAAAGATTGACGCTTATATGCTACGTGGTTTCTACGGTTTACACCTTAGAAAGAAACTACTCAAACTCATACAGTCTGGTGCTGTCAAGTCTCTTGATGCACGAATCAGAAAGAACGAGTTTGGTGACGAAGCATTACAAGCACTCAACGCAAGAACTGTAAAGAGAAGAAAGAAATCTACAAGCACACTCACTGCTGAGGATATTGCAGAGTATGAAGCATTCTTGGGATTAAATAGTAATTTACTTGATTGCAACGACTAACAATTTACTATTCACGCAAGGCTAATGACCTTGGTGTTTAGGAACGCTAGAGGTAGGCGTAAACTACCTCAAACTAAATAGAAAAAAATACATACGTATGAAAACCTACATGAATAAGTCTCTGGGACAAACTGTTCCAGTTCAAGTGCCATCTAACGCAGAAGAGTTCGACCAGCTTGCTGGACGCACTGGTGCCTGTGTTGACGAAGCTAATCGTAACGTCATTTACCGTGGATGGAATCACGCATTCCGTGAAGCGTTCTGTGACGCACTTGAACAAGAGACTGGCATCGAGCGCGAAGGCGAAGATCAAGGTGAAGGCGACAAGAAGAAGTTTGTCTACACCGAGAAAGAGCAACCCTACATCAACCGCCTTCTCTCTACTGGTGCTATCTCAGAAGAAGCAATGCAGCAGATTGCTTCTACTGTCGGTGAAGGAATCAAGTTCGATCCTTCTCCATCTACTCGTTCCAAGAAAGCACCGAAAGAAATTGTTGCGCTTGTTGACAATGCTTTCATCGCTATCGAAGACGACGGCCACGCTCTCACCGAAGACAAATTCGCAGGCAACCTTGCCCAGCGTCTTGGTATCGACACGTTCGAGTCCCAGTTCGGAGAGCTTACCAAAGAATCTGCGATTACTGCACTGCAGGCAATCAAAGAGAAGGAGCAGCGCGAGCGTGAGTCCAGCTTGCTTGGCTAATCCTTTTCCCTTGGGTGTTAAAGGTTCATATTAAAACCTTCGAGTGGGTGAAAGGCCCACACTTTTATCATGTCATCGACCCTACAGCAGCATTCACGTGCAGCTCTGCAGAGATACGAGCAGCACATTTATCAAATCGTCGAGAACTTTCCTAAAGAGACGATACTTGATCCAACACCTTATTCGCCCGAAACTTTTATAGCACGTATTCGAGACGCTATCAAGGGCATGAAGCTCAACGGACATGCTTCAACTTTATTTACCATTGCACAGTGCGAGTCGATATTTGCACACCTTAAATGCGGTGGTAGCTTTATATTCACTAGACACACGGGCGATCTAATTAGATGTGGTGAACGCCAACGTGCCGAGGCACGAGGAGCCATTGACTCTAGCAATACTGTTGTCGGCGTAAAAGATGGAGAGCTAGACGCACGTAACACAAAAGTGTTCGATGCTGTTTTCCTTCTCAAAGAGCTAGACATTATTACCGATCAGGTCACTTTTGCAAACATGAGCACCGCACAATACCAACAGGTGCAGTCATCGTTTAACCTTGAGCTAGTCGAAACAGACGAAGCCCATAAACATATACTCATATGAGACCTAATCCTTACAAAATTAAAGGTCAAGAAACCACTCTTCACAAAATAGCTTGTGACGTATCCGAAAACGACTTCTATTACTTCACACGTGCATTAGGCACGTTACGAGGTCCAATAGATCAAACCCTAAGTAAACTGTTCTTGTCTCTGGTAACAGAGATGAGAGCAAGAGACATACCCGATTATTACCTAGCAACCAATGAATACGAAATCGAAGAAATACTTCGAGGACTTACCTTTACACGAACTCCTCGAAGTAGACGAGAGCAAACTGACTCTGGAAGAAGCGAGAACTTATTTCCAGGTGATCCAAGCAAATCGTAACACACCACAAAAACGCAGAGCAAAAACCAAGAAAGAGTCAAACAAACTTACAGGTAAAAATGTTCTGATCTCAGACATGGATGACCTGTTACAAGGTTAAAGATATGACACCAGACCTATCATTCCCTAGCTTAGACTTAAACGATACGATCACCAAACGAAACCCTGTTGGTGCTCGTAGGTTCTTGCTGCAATACGACAAACCGGGTGAGTTTAATCTACAGATTGACAACTCTTCTCTTGAGGTGTTCAATGCCTGTGCCAAATCAGCAGAATACAAACTTGTTGATGCACGTGAAGCACCACCCAAAGCAGCACTTACTTATGGCTCAGCTGTTCACGAGGGTTTGGAGGTTTACTACAGAGACAAAACACTTGGTATCAAATCAGATACGGAGATGCGGCAAGATGTGTTCGCAGCAGCGCAAGTTCCCTTTGAAAAGCAACCAGTTCCACTAGACGAATGGCGCACCTCTGATCGTGCTATCGACACGCTTCAGCGTTACATGAAGCACTACGAACACGAGGACATTGTAGTTCAAACACGTGACAATGTTCCACTTGTCGAGATGCCGTTCTCTCTTCCTCTCACTGTTCTTGAATACGAACCGACACAACTTAACTGGAAGTTTAGCGAACTCGTTGACCCTTCTACCTATCCAGACGAACTGGCTGATAAACCTGTAGAAGTCAAACGCATCAACGTTTACTGGACTGGTAAGATTGACTTGGTTCTCACACTCGACGGACGTGACACGTGGATATCCGACCACAAAACTACATCCATGCTAGGCGGAACCTACTGGGCTGACTTCGAACTATCAAATCAAACCATAGGTTACAACTGGGCGGGTTGGAAAATCATTGGAGAACTTCCACGCGGCTTGCTCCTCAACGTAATCTATTCAAGACCACCACTCAAATCTGGTCTTGTTAAAACAGAATTTCACCGTCACCGTTATTATTACCGGCAAGACCAGATCGAAGAATGGGAATACAATACCTCCATTCTTGTTTCAGACTTTTGTTCTAACCTCTTACGAGGAGAGTTCCCTATGATGTTCCGCTGGTGCGTAGGTAAATACGGTGTATGCCCATACCACGATGTATGCAAATCACCTGCTTCGCAACGACGCATGGTGCTCAACACTGACCTTTACTCAGATGTAACATGGTCACCACTTAACAAAGACTAATGGAAGACATTGAAGAAATACTTGTCGTAGACATAGAAACAACAGGCTTCAAAGCAGGAGAAGACTTTATACTTGAGCTAGGAGCTGTAGAATTAAACTTAATAACTGGAAAGAGAACTACGCTCTTTGACAAAGTGTTCAATCACCCTGACTTAACAGCAAAACACCATGACGCATGGATCTTCAAGAACGGTTACATGACTATAGATGAAGTTCGTAAAGCAAAACCAATCGACGAAGACGTAGAAGAACTAGAGACTTTGTTCTCTGAATTTTCTGGTTGCATTACAGCATGGAACAGATTCTTTGATTCTAAGTTCCTTGAATACGAAGGCTTTGACTTAGGCACACCTTTAGCCTGCCCTATGCTACAATCAACTAGTTACTTCAAAATACCTAAGAAATCTGGTAACGGTTACAAATGGCCAAAAGCACAAGAAGCATGGGACCGTTTGTTTCCTGACAATCCACGAACAGAACTCCACCGTGGAGGAGACGATGCTGACTTTGAAGCAATCATAATCAAAGAGCTTTACGACAGAGAGGTCTATGAACCATGATGGAGATAAAAGAAGTATCTGACCTCAAAGAATTAAAAGACGACAGTTATTACTGGATAAAAGTAAAAACTGTTTGGAGAATTAGACGCGCAAACATATCGAACGGCAATCTGTTCTTAGGTGAAGTTCCTTACTCGCACATACGCAGACGCTTTCCACATGCAAAAATTGCAGGTCCAATGTCTTTGCCAGACCAATTCAATTATTGAATCCCTTATGAGTAATGCCCAACCAACACTGAATGGACTGTCTCACCCTGAGATGGTAAACAAGTTAGCCAAGAACGCTGCGCAGATTGCAGACGAAGTAAACAACAGAGAAAACAGAGATCAACTGTTTGATTTGCTTCACGCGTCTATTGGCTTTGCAGGAGAAGTATGTGAACTGCAAGAAGGTTCTATAACCTTGCTAACTAAAGTAGACGATAATCTAGTCGAAGAACTAGGTGATATAGAGTTTTATCTTGAGCTATTAAGACAGTGCTTGCACATCAAAGAGTTATCTGCAACTCAACAAGTATCTAGTTATCTAAGCTTTAATGGATTACTCGAAGAGTTATCAGAGATTAGTGGTGATATGTTAGACGCAACTAAGAAATGCTTTATCTACAACCAAGAGATAGACACAATACGATTTGTCAAAGCACTTACTAAAGCGCACCTATGTTTGAATCGTATCTATACGAACGAAGGTCTTACACGTGAGGATGTTCTTGAAGCCAACCTCAAAAAGCTGGACAAACGTTATCCAGGTTTTAATTTTACAAACGAAGCAGCTAAAGCTCGTAAAGACAAAGCATAACCATGAGAGATATAAACGAAGGATACAAACAAATCCCGTCAATCCTAATGCTTGGGCAACCAGGCACAGGCAAAACAACTGCGCTAATGCAGTTCCCAAACATCGGTGTCATTGACCTTGACTTAAACCTATCTGGACCTTTGCGTTGGCTCAAAGAAAACAACAAGAATCCTAGTGTCTATTACGACTCACCTGTTGTAGATGAGTTTGACAACAAAGTTCCACGCGAGGACCAGTTCAGAAAGTTTGCTCAGATCGCAAACGATTTCATAGCTGACGACAAGATCAAAGTTATTGGTGTTGATTCTCTTACAACTCTTGTTGACGTTGTCTGCGTAGAAATTCTTCGCGCACAGAAAAAGCACATCGGCAACTTCGACTTCAAGACTGTCACATCTAAATCCTTTGATGCTGCATTCGAGTGGTCAGAGTGGGGTGCGTTCTTCAACATCATGAAGCAAATGTTGTTCAACCTCAAAGCTTCAGGCAAGCCTATTGTTTTTACTGGACACCTTCGAGCTAAGGAAGCATCGCTAGACAAAGTCATGCAGAACTTTATTGCAGTGCCAGGGCAGACAGCTGAGATCATTGCAGGTTTGTTCTCTGAGGTTTGGTTATTCGACAACGAGCTATCTGGCTTTGGCGCAAATGCCAAAGAGACTAGAGTCGTTTCTACCTTTCCAACATCAGCAGCAAACAAAACACTTGGACTCAAGTCCTCTGTCGGTGGAAAGAAAACAGAAGACGCTATGGAGCTTGTCAACCTTGTAATGCAGGAAGCATGAAACGCGCGTTTATTGTAAAGCTAGAATTAGACAACTTGTCCGATCTTGGTTTAGTTGCTGAAGATATACAGCTAGCATTAGCTGACGACGGTTACGAAGTAATTTCTGTAGCACCTTATGCTGCACCAGAACAAATGGTAGGTCGCTTAGACGAAATTAGAAAGGCACAAGCCTTATCAGACATATCACCTTTAGGTGACGACTTAATATGAAACATTTTCCACCAACTCAACCAGGCTATCATTGGGTCTGGGTCTTTGACGGCTGGGTAATCTGGGAAGTCGAATTTAATTTAGAAAATGCCAAACTAGAGGTATATAACCCTATCACCAACACTTGGGAACCTGCTTCAAACTATGAATACTATATTTATATACCTGAACCAAGCCATCCCGAGTCAACAGAACCCTTTTAAGTAAAGTATTCTTCTTTGCTTGAAACCAAAACAAATAAGTAAAACCTAGTAAATCAGTAATATTATGTTAGACACACAAATTGATCTAAACGACACCGATACTTCAATGCCACGTCTTATTGACGGTAAGTATCTTTGCTCCATTGACAAGGCCGAGGTAGTTGCCTCTAAGTCTGTCGAAGGTAACAAGAACCTTATGGTTATCTATAAGCTGGCGGAAGATGCAGAATCAACCATTGGTTCTTCCATCAGTCCTGGGTATCAGCTTCGTCGTTACTACGCGCTGCAACCTTCTGAGAAAAATCCTGACTGGGATTTCAAAACAGATATTGCTCGCCTCATCGACGCAGCCTTCGGCACTTCACAGGGTGAACGCCCTGAGTTCAATGCTGACACAATCGCAGGTCTGCACGGTCGTCAGGTCATTGTGACCACTAAGCTCGTAGACGGAGAGATGGGACTTCAGAACGAAGTCAAGTCTGTTCTTGCAGTTAGTTAATACAATAGTGGGGTGCGCACACTTATCACGCACACTTTTTTATGAGTGATCTATACAAACAAATTCTAGCCAAGTCTACAACAGGCACTAGCACTATACCTATCGAAGAAATTCACATTGCACCAGAACGTGCACGTGAGGATACTCCTGAAGTCCGTAGATACATTGACGAAGAACTTATTCCTTCTATCGTTGACAACGGACTAATTCACCCGCCTGTTCTTAACTTCAAAGACGATCTACCAGAAGGTAAAAGATGTGAGCTTGTTGCAGGTTGGTGTAGAACCACAGCTTTTCAGATGCTTGGTCTCACAGAAATTCCATACACATACAGGGAGAACATGTCTACCGTAGAGTATCGCGAAGTCGAACTCGAAGAAAACTTTCGTCGCAAGGACATGACATGGCAAGAGAAAGTATGTGCGGTAGCAGACATTCACAAACTCAAAGCACAAAAAGCAGGTGCCGAAGGAACTAAGTGGGGACAAGCTCATACAGGCAAACTGCTTGGCACTTCAGCAGGACACATTAACAACTGTCTAAAGATCGCAGCGTCAATCAAATCACATGACGAAGAAATTAAGAATGCTGCAGGTGTGCAAGAGTGTTTACAGATTTATCTCAAACGCAAGGACGACAAACTTGCTTCTTACATTGCAGAGCAAGCCGGAGTGCAAACAACTAAAGCCACTCCTGTCACAGGTGCAGGTCCAATACGCGGTGAAGCAGGCATCAACCTGTCTGATGTCGTAGACACAGCTAGCCAGACAAGTTCAAGCGTTGAATCCGTTAGCGCAGCACCAACTATTGAGTATACGCAAAACACAAAGTTTGATCTAAGCAAAATTATTTACAATGAAGATAACAGAGACTGGTTCTCCCGACAAGATGATGAAAGCGTTGATCTTGTTTATACTGATATTCCCTTTGGTATTGATATGGATAACCTTGATTTCAATGCGTCTGATTTGGATAGAGTTGCTGACGCGCATGACGTCGAAGAAAACTTAGAGCAGATGCCAGTGTTCCTTGAGAATGCTTATAGAGTTTTAAAAGACAGTAAATACTGTGCGTTCTGGTATGACCTCGCGCATCACGAAAAGCTTTTAAACTGGGGCAAAGACATCGGCTTTAGTGTTCAACCTTATCCTCTTGTATGGTGCAAAACTCATCCTTGCAGAAATCGTGCTGGTAATATCTGGTGGACCAAAGCTGTCGAGTATGTAATGGTAATGCGCAAAGGTCAAGCTACGTTACGTAATCCACAAACTAAAAACTACTATCTTGCTGATGGCTCAGCTGAACGTAAGATGCAACGCAATCCGTTTTCAAAACCTTTCGAAGTATCTAAACAAGTCATCGAGCCATTAGGTATTCCTGGTGATTTTATGGTTGATCCTTATGCAGGTGAAGGCTCTCTTGTTCGTGCCGGTCTTAACATGGGTTTTCAAGTTGTAGGTATTGAGAAAGAGAAAACACATTTTGACCGTATGGGTGAACACGTTCGAAACGTGCTTACTGCAATGACACGAGGCAAAGCACAGTTTGTAAGTTTTGACGAAGAGCATGCTGAGTTAAATCGTAAAGTTCAAGAAGCAGATGACGCAATCAAGTTCTAAATGGCTATAATTGTTCCAAACCAAATGCCGGTAGTTGACAAGCCGGAAAAGATTGCGCTGATCGGTGGCTCACCTGGAAAGGATGAAACCGAGATGCGCGTGCCTTTTGTAGGTAGTGGTGGTAATATACTATCACAGCTACTCAACAGAGCAGGCATCTTAAAGTCTGCTTGTTTCCTAGGCAACGTCTCACAATCTTCTCCTACTTATGGTAACGAAGATAACTTTTCATGGGACGGTTGGCAGGTGCAGCAAGGCTTAGAGCAGTTAGGCCGAGACATTAAAGCCTTTGACCCTAACGTCTGTGTGTTGATGGGCAAGCTGGCGATGCGTGCCGCAGGCAAAACAGGTGATAGCGTATACAATATGCGTGGCACCATGTTTCGATGTGTAGATACCAATTCTCCTTTGTATGGTCGTAAGTGTATTATTACGCACGATCCATATATACTGACAGGTCAATACAAGCTAGTTCCTTTAGTTGCTTTTGATCTAAAACGTGCAGCGGAAGAAGCGTTAGACAAAGATCTTGAGCTGCCGCAACGCACCTTTGACCTTCATCTAACTCCTCCAGAAATAATAGATAAACTAGACTCTTGGCCGACAGGCCACGTCGCATCTATTGACATTGAAGGTGGAGTAGACCCTGAGAAGTATGGCGGTATTACCTGCCTTTCTATTGCATCTTCGCCGCAGTATGCTTTTATCATTGACTTCAAAAATATGTCTCCTCCTGTGATGCTTGACGTTTACAAGTCTCTAAAGCGTTGGATGGAGAATCCTGAGATTCCAAAGATTGCGCAGAACTTTATGTATGAAAACTTCTGTATTCCTTGGAGACACAAAATGTATGTCGCAGGTATGCATTGGGATACCATGCTATCTGGCTGGGAGATATTTCCAGAGCTGCCTAAAAGTCTAGCTACGCAGACATCAATCTGGACACGTGAACCTTACTACAAGTTCGAGAGAAAGATACACGATGACGAAACTCACAACGCTTACTGCTGCAAAGATACAACTGTAACATACGAGATTTATGAGCGGCAAAAAGAGTATCTTGACCAAGAAGAATTTGCACAAGCTAAAGCACACCTAGACTTCAATCACAGCTTACTTAGACCATTTGCATACATGCAGCTGAGAGGTATAAAGTATGAAAGTGAGCTTGCACAAAACGAGGCTTCCGCGCTTTGGGCTGAGATGATGGAGCTTCAAACCTGGATTGATTTAGTAAATGGAGAACCACTTAATATAAACTCTCATGTTCAGCTTAAAAAGTTCCTATACAACAAACTTCAACTAACTAAGCAGTATGTTATAGAGAAAGGAAGAAAGACCAACAAGCTTGCTTCCGACGTAGTCGCTCTGCTAAAGCTCCTTAAATTGCATGACTCAGACGTAGTATATCACATCCTTAGATGGCGACACTTAGAAGGTATTCGTCGTCAAGTGGATTTCAAGTTAGATGATGACGGTCGTGTCCGGTCTGGTTACAATGTTGTTGGCACAGAAACAGGTCGTTTATCTTGTAAGACCTCTGACTCAGGCGGAGGTTACAATTTGCAGACTACAACTAAACGACTGCGCAAATGTTTCGTTCCAGACGAAGGCAACTACATGTTTCAAGTTGACCTTTCTGGAGCAGACGGTTGGACTGTTGCAGCTCATTGTGCAAGGTTCGATGACTTCGCTATGTTAGAAGATTATCGCTCCGGAGTCAAACCTGCTAAAGTCATCTGTGCTTTGTCTATTCTTAAAGACAACTCTATTGCAACACTTCCATCACACGACCTTAAAGAAATTATCGACGGTTTAGACATTCCGCCTTGGCTGTATGCTGCTGCTAAAGCAGTTCAACACGGCTCCAACTATGGTATGGGTGGACCGACTATGTCTAACAACATCCTTAAACGATCTTGGAAAGACGATGGCAACCCTGTTCACGTTGCACCTAAAGATTGTCTTGCATTACAAACACTATACTTTTTACGCTATCGTGGTGTCAAAGCATGGCAAGCTTGGTGCAAACAACAACTAGAACAATTCGGCTGGATGGATTCTGCATCAGGTCATCGAAGGCACTTCTTTGGTCGTCGACGTGACAACGCTACACTTCAAGCTGCATATTCGCAAGAGCCGCAGGCTAATACCACTTATGCCACTAATTTAGCTCTAACAAACCTTTGGCAGGATCCAGAAAACCGCGACAAAAATAAACTCATCATTGAACCACTGCACCAAGTTCACGATGCACTCATTGGTCAATTTCCAAAAGACAAAGAGGACTGGTCTGTTAAAAAACTTATAGACTATTTTTCTAACACATTAACAATAGCTGGCACCGAAATGATTATTCCTTTTGAGGGCGAGTATGGCCTTTTCTGGGGTGATGATTCAGCTGGCACTATATCCCTATGAAAACCGTAGAAGCCCGTCGTAACCTTCTAAACGATATTCAAAACTTTCATTCAGTCGAGGTAAATTCTGACTATTTATTGTCTGAAGTATTTAATGATGTGTTAATCACCGAGTGGTGTCACGCGGTTGGTGTAACATACTTAGTTAATTTAAAACCTGACCCTTCCTTCAAATCAAAAAGCACAATTATATTCCAAGACATTCTTTGTAAAGACGAATCACTATGAAACCTAATGTTCACCTAGAAACCGAAGCGTTTAAAGCACAAGTAAAAAATCTACGATCAGAATTTGATACTGTCGTAGAGACTGGCACAAACACAGGAACCGGCACAACTAAGATCTTTGCCGATAATGGGTTTGAAGTTTACTCTTGTGAGATGAACGTATCAAATTACGACAAAGCAAAAGAGTTGCATGGCAACAATAAAAAAGTGCATCTGCATTACGCTTTCTCTTGCGACCTTAAAACACTTGATCCAGTCAGTCAACAGAAATACAAAGATCACCAAGACATAGAGCAAGACTTTCTTGCCAAGCAAATTAAAAAGCACGGATCAAGCGTTTTGTATTGCCTTGATTCTCATTGGACTATGGGCTTCCGTGAGTTTAGTCAACTGCTTCAACACCATATGAAGTTCGGTCAACGTCTAGTAATTCTTTTAGACGACGTAACAAATCTAAAGCACCGCCCATCTATTAGATTCTTAGACACAATGTATCCTTACCCTCATACAGTAGAACATAAATCAGGAGAACGTTGGGCAACCATTACCTTGCACGCATATGATACCAATGTTAGCACATCACTATAAGGACAAGAAAAAGCATGTAACTTATCCCTGCTTTATTCAGCCTAAGATTGATGGAGTCCGAGGCATTTACAACAGTGAAATACTTCAAACACGTGACGAAAAGATCTGGAATAACTCAGTAGTAGAACATATCACTTCCGAGTTAACTAACCTGCCTAAACACATTCTACTCGATGGTGAGCTTTATGTCCACGGCTGGCCATTGCAGAAAATTAACGCTGCAATTTCTGTGAATCGTTTGCACCCAACTAAAAATACTCCGCATGTGCAGTTTCATGTATTCGACTGTATAGATGCTAGTAACTTAACTATGCCTTTTTCTGAGCGATTCAACTTGCTCCAAGAAATATTACCAGCAAACTCCTTAAACATCTTTTCTGTTCCAACTTACAAAGTTCACACAGAAATAGAAGCCGACCAATATTACTCACATTTCCTTGGACTAAACTACGAAGGTATGATGTATCGTCTTAATCGTCCATACGGCTTGCTAGACGACTGCGGTAACAAAGAAAACCGTTGGCCGTATCTACTCAAGCGCAAAGACTGGTTAGACGAAAACTGTGAATGCGTTGACGTAATACTAGGAGAAGAAGGTTCTAAATACGAGAACGTTGTAGGTTCATTAAAACTACGTTTTCCTAATGGTATAATCTTCTCAGCTGGTTCTGGCCTTTCTGACATTCAACGACACCAATACATGGACGCTCCTCCTATTGGCACTATGGTCAGAATAAAATACAAATGCCTTACAGAAGGAGGCAGACCACGTGAACCTATTATCGCCGCTGTGCTAGACTAAGCTCTAACGCATTCAACTATTGAATCAAACGTAATTTTAGGGCTTTTATATATCGCCCGCGCTATCCATCCGATCCGCCCGATGCGATGGCCTACGGGCAAGCGTGATGCAAAAGCGGGGCATTTACGAGATTGACAAATCCCCCATTGCATGATATATTTATATATAATGAAATCATATCCGTTAAACCTATCCGAGAATGCTTGGCTTGATTACATCAAACGCAAGCGAACTATACACGACCTAAGAGCTAAAGAATCTCCTCAGTCTCCTAAGGTGACTATGGCATTACTCTTTCGTCTTGCCATTGCCGAGTTCTTCAAAATGTCTGACAAAGACATAATAAATCTAATTCGCAAAGAGCAACTATCTGAGACTGAACAAGACCTCTTTTCCTAATGTCATTCCTGCGCAACTATTCAATCATGACCTCAGGCAATGAGTCACCTGTTGTCTATCATAACTGGGCTGCACTGTCTACCTTATCGTCACTCATATCAAGACGCGTATGGGTTGACATGGGTATCTTTACAGTTTACCCTAATATGTATGTTCTATTCGTAGGTATGCCAGGCATCAAGAAGTCTACAGCAATGGACATATCTTTACGTATGCTGCAGTCACTTCATGACATTCCTATCTCTCCTCCATCTGTGACAAAAGAAGCACTAACTCAAATGATGGCAGAAGAAGATTCACCATGCCAAAAAGCTTTCAAAGTCGGCGAGGACTTGCATCACTACACTCACCTGTCACTATACTGTAACGAGTTTGCAACTTTACTAGATGCAGGTGGTAATGCTCCAGGTATGATTGGCTTTCTCACAGACGTTTGGGATCGTGATGAGTTTGAAGTTCGCACCAAGAACAAAGGTATCGACACTATCAAAGGTCCATACATCACTATGCTTGGTTGCCTTACTACAGAGACCATGAACAACTTAGCGTCAACACGCATTATTTCTTCTGGTTTTTCTCGCCGCTGCATCTTTGTTTATTCAGACGACTTCGGAACACCAGTGCCTATTCCTCGCATCACAGAAGAACAAAAGCTTGCTCGTGACGCTTGCATCAAACGAGCAAAAGAAATACTAGAACTTAAAGGTGAGTTCAAGCTAGCTACGACTGCACTGGTCTGGTGGGACAGATGGTATAAAGAGAACTTCAAAGCACGAGCAGAAGAAAAGAACGCAATCTTTCAAGGTTACTTACAATCAAAAGCAGGATACGTTTTGAAGGTTGCAATGTTAATATCTCTGTCCGAAAGTAATGACTTGAACTTAGAGCCAGAACATCTTTCCGCTGCACTACAATTCCTAGAGGACATTGAGCCTGACATGATGAGAGTGTTTGAAGGTGCTGGTCGCAATGAGCTTGCGCCTATCGCAGCATCAATCAAGACAATGATCCTCGCTTCCAAGAAGCCCGTCACTCGTAAGTTAATTCACAAGACTTTCCACAAAGATGCCGATCCAAAGGAAATGGACAACGTGCTGGATCACTTGGTTAATACCGAGGACGAGATTCTATGCAAGGCTTTAACAATAGATGAGACGCACACCGTAAAGCTCTACGGGACTGAAGCAGCGTTTACAGAGTTGCTAACAACTGATCCGCGATTTGCGCCGCAACAACACGAGAAAGATAAGGTCGATCTTCCATCAGTCGATCTATCAAAGACGCCCTCATCACAGAACGTTGATTAAGGTTAGGTTTAGATCCTAGCTGTGATTGAACTTCTGCCCTTTTAAGCAGCCTAGCAACCTCGCTAGGTTCATTGCTATAACCCATAGATCGAAGCAAAGCCTCTTGACCAGCCGAACCTTTAAAAGTAGCTTCCCTTCTAGCATCTCTAGGAAACGCTTCTTTCTCTGCTCGGTCTGCAACAAGGCCAGACAAACGCTGCTTTTCGCTTTCAAACTCACTAAAAGCTTTTTCAGTCGCACCCATATCTAGTGCCATCTGAACTTTTTCTGAACTCCAAGCTAGCCGCTCAATCTCTTTTCTTGCTTCACTTGCTGGCATCTCTGACAGCGAATCAGCCACTTTAATACCTTTTCTTCTTATAACGTCTTCATGCTTACGTTGCAGACGATTAATAGTTCTTTCTCTGTCTATTCGTTGTGGTGTAAATCCAATAGCATAAGCTACCTTTTCTCCAAAGTTAGCATCAATCAATTTGCCACCTCCCGAGTCTCTCAGCTCTCCACCGTGCCTTAGCAGGTGAATAGGCTTCTTCCAAGCAATAGGAACAACATCCTCTAATGCTTGCCCAGGGTTGCCTTCTCTAATCAAGTTAATAGCACCCTTAGAGACATTTTCAACGATTGAACCCGTCGGTCCCATTAGTTGCCCCAGAGACCAACCATCATAAGGGTTAAGTCCCATCACACCGCCGACAGCTAAACGACTTGCAAAGTCAGGTGCGCCTGGTAATACTTCTTTAGAAAAGGTATTTGCTGCTCCATTAAGTATCAAGTCAGCCAAGATGCCACCGTCTTCTCGTTCATCATCTTCTAATAGACCTGCAAGACCTTCTCGAGCTTCTTTCTCAATTTCAAGTCCAGTATATTTTTCTAGCAGTGCCATAGCTGATCCTACAAAAGGAAGTCCTACTAAACCTGCAGAAGCAAACTGTGCAATAACCATTGCTGTTAAAGCTTTGCGTGCATTTTTCCTGTCAGTTGGTGTCATGTCAGGATACTGCGTCTTATTAAAAGCCGTTTCACCGTAACGTCGCATCATTGACAACACACCAAAGTTATATCCTTGCAACGAATACATAGCTTGACCAAGTCCTCTAAATGCGCCTGTTCCTTCAAACATTGCAACAGGCCTATTAGCTTTGCCGCCTGAATAAGTAACTACACGAGCAAATTCAAGTGCTGACTCCATTGCGGCTTTATGGTCTAATCCGTCAGCTTTTGCTTTGTTGTATCCAGCAATGAGGGCGACGCGAGCATTGTATTGTGTAAACTGCTGATAGAGTTTCAGCGAGTTTCTTGCTAGGTTCATTGCAGGAGTTATTCCCCACCTTGCAAGTGGATTTTTGGATTTCTCACCGCCCCTCATTGCCAGACCTGAAAGATCTGAGTTTGCTGCAGGATCAGGCTCAATAACTTCACTAGCCCATGACATAGAAATTTCGCCCCTTTCAGCAGCGTATTCCATCAGTTCGCCATAGTCTTTGTTGTCCCAAAACCTGTGGTTGTCAATACCCTTATAAGCCTTTTGTTTGTCGCTTTCAGTAAGTCTACCAACAAATGGTAGTTTAACTTTAGCCAGACGTTTTAGATTAGAAGGTATCTGTAGTGCAGAAAACTTACCAACTTCTTTTTCAGCCTGAATAATATACTTCATTGCACCCAGAAAACTTTCACCTCGTGCTATTAACTCAGGCACATAAGTGTTAACTGGCTGTGTAAGTTCAATAGCATGAGAGCTAAAGTTCAAGCCAAGAAAGTATGCAGCATTTGCTTGCACAATATCTTTACCAATCTTCGTATCTGGTTCGAAGAAGTTTTTAATGTGTTGGTCCAAGTCACCTAAATGTGCAGCAACCTTTTCATCGTTACGCCATGCCGGATCGGACTGACGATAGTTGTATCTGTGATAGAATAATTTTTTGTTTAGCTTTCGTGTAGCAGAGTTCCAGTAAGCCATTTGCGTCGAAAACATATCAAGATACTGACGACCATCAGAAAGCTTTCTGCGCGATCCATTCTTAATAATGTCGCTTGCCATCAGGTCTTTCTCAAATTCTGAAGCATAATTAAACTCAGCTTTGAGACGCTGCTTCTGCTCATCAGACAATGTAGTCATAGAGTCTACAAGCGACTTGTTCAATGCATCCATGCGTGCAAGTTCAGAAACAACACGATCTTCACCTACAAAGTGTGGTTGTCCTCTGCGAACACCTTCCACCATTATGACCTCTTTTCCTCTGGCTTTAAGCTCCTTAGCTTCAAAGGCTTTAGCTTCTTTAGCTGAATCAAACGCAGCACCACCAGTCTTGCCATCTTTGTCTTTCCAGCGAACAAAGAACTTACCTGTTCTAATTTCAGAGAAGAAATAAGGCTTCTTCTTGAATTGTGCTTTAAGCGTCTCTAAACCATTAAAACCCTTTTCAGCAAGTTCATACGCCTTGGCAAATCCGTCACTATCAGGAAACTCACTTGCTACTTTTTGTAGCATAGTTCTACCAGCTTCTACACTAGCAGGATCACCTGACTTCATTAAAGTTAAAGCTTCATACATGACATTAGACAAGCCCATTGCGTTTTCACGTAAGCTGTCAGGATAGCGGCTTGCAATATAGTTAGTTACAAGTGCTTCGTTAGAGGCTCTAACAATACGAGGAATTTCTACGTCAGTAAACTCTTTCATTGCCGCAGACATTCTAGATTTAATGTGAATAACTGCTTCTCTCTCTGAAGGCTTAAGGTCTTTCAGTTTCTTGTGTAGCTCAGGTTCTACTTCAGCTAAGTCACCAAATGACAACTCCTTAGCGTGAGTGTTTTGTGCACGCATCCAGTCATCTCGCAGCGACTGTAGCTTAGGACTTTTTTTAACGCGCTCAAACTTTAAGCTGTCATCGCGTGATGAAAACTGTGCGTTACCTGCTGCATCAACTTCACCCATAATCTTGCCTGCAATACGTTTCATTACAGCATTGACGTTTCCAGAGTAAGCGTGCAGGTCTGAGCCAACTCCTTGAAAAGAAGGAATCATACGTGTTAGTTGATCAAACTGCAAAATCCATTTATCAAAGGCCTTGCGAGCAAAACCACGAGAGTCATCTGGTATTTGACTTTCAAACTTGCCGCCAAAGAAGTCTAAGCTATCTTTAACGTCAAAGCCCTGTGGACCCATTGCAAGTAATTTCTGGCTTTCTGTCCAGAACTCACGTTGTTTCTGTTGCGCCCTTTGATATGCATCAAGATCTTTAGTAAGACGATCCAACTTCTTGCGCATATCTCTTCTTGACCGGAAGTTAACTAAGGTGTTGCTGGTTCCTTTCATTGCACCAACAACGTCTCTCATCAGATCAGTAAGCACTCTAAGTCCGCGTTGAATTGGCGCAGGCAAAAGGTTCATTGCAACTTCATCTGGCTTATGCGCACGGTTCATAGCCCACATTGAGATAAGGTTAGCCCTTACCTCTGCAGGATCGCTAACAGTATCCATAGCCTGCCGCACAACTTCAGTGT